GGTATTCAAACCGGTGCTGCATTTTTATCTAATAACGATGACAGTTTAACGGGAGCATTAGTTGGAAATTCTTTTGGATATATTACTAAATTATCAAAAGCATATGGCACAGAAGCAGATTCTGGCGGTGATGTAGAATGGAGACAAGTTGCTATACAAATGGTACCTGGCCAACAAACATATAATATAAAAGATGCAATTTCATCTTCATTAGGTATAACAGTAACTACTTCATCAGTTGAAATTAAACGAATACTTCATAATGCACCACCAGCAATTGTACGATATTTTGATCCATTTGTTGGCACCGGGTTAGGTTCACAACAATTGTTAGATTCATTTGATTTTGGTGGTTTTTCACCATCTGTATCATTCATGATGATGCCAATTCATGCAGACTTAATGCGTTTACAATCTATTGAATTTAACGATCAAATACGTAAATCTAGTTATTCATTTGAAGTGCATGGCGATAATATAAAAATATGGCCAGTGCCAACTTCTGGTACAGGTTCATCATCTGCAACGCCATTCTTTAAACAAGTATATGTAGAATTTATTTTTGATGATGATAAAAATAATCAATCCGTTTTATTTGGTAATAACGCACTTTTAAACAATGTTATAACTGACGCATCAAATATACCATATACATATCAAACCTACGGGAAAATTAATGATATGGGTCGTGCGTGGATAATTAAATATGGTATTGCACTTGCAAAAGAAATGTTAGGTTATATTCGTAATAAATATTCATCAGTACCTATTCCAAATGGCGAAGTAACATTAAATGGTTCTGATTTGGTATCACAAGGCCAATCTGAAAAAGAAACATTGATAACTCAACTTAGGGAATTTTTAGATAAAATGACAAAAGAACAAATGATGACACGTCAAAACTCTGAGGCAACTCAAATGCATGAAATGTTATCAAAAGTTCCATTAAAAATTTACGTTGGTTAAGAAAGGATAAGTATGGCTATTTTTGGCGGAATGCGAGATGCAAAATTTTTAGCATCAATCAATTCTGAATTAATTAACGCAATTATAGATACTGAAATTGAGTTTTATAAATTAATAGTAGAACGTTCAGCTAGTAATTTATATGGCGAATCTGAATCTAAATCTTATTATGATTCTATTTTAATTCCATGTGTTATTACTAAAGAGGGTAAAACTGCAACAATGGATGATTATGGTCATTCTTATACAAGAACGGCACAATTTGCAATATCTCGAGATATTTTAGAACGAGCGAGTTTTTATCCAGAGGTTGGAGATATTGTATTTTGGGATAATGAATATTATGAATTAGATAATGTAGATGCAAACCAGTATTTTGCCGGAAAAAATCCAGATACTTGGCCAAACGGAAGTCAGTTTGGTTATAGCGTATCTATTATTTGTGATGCACATGCAACTAGACAAACCCCAACAGGTATTACAAATTTAAGAAAAGGCGGTAATAATTTAAACCCGGCGTATAAAGGATAATGAATGTCTAGATTAAATAGAAGAGATATTGATCGAAAAACAAATAAACCCAATCCTATACGTACAGAAGGTTTAACGCCTGATCGAATATTAGATCGCTCGCAACAAATTCGAAGAGATAATGATATTATTCGAACTCCTAAACGAACTGTATATGATGTAGATTTTGCGGTAAAGTCATATATTGAAAATGTAATACAGCCGCAGATAACACAACAAGAACAATTGATATCAGTACCAGTTATTTTTGCAAATGGTGAAAAATGGGATAATGTTCGTAGATTGGGATTTTTGCGTGATGAAAAAGGAATGCTTCAATCTCCATTAATGATGATAAAAAGAAATTCAGTTTCAGAACGAGATAACGTAAAAGGATTAGATGTTAATCGAAATCCTGCAGGAAATGTTCGTGCATACAAACAACGTTATAATGAACGTAATCGATACGAAGATGAATTATTTCCAATACCGCAAAATAATCCAACATTATCAGATAAAATATATATTGTTGATATACCTAGATATGTTAATATCGAATATGATTTAATGCTTTGGTGCGATTTTACTACGCAACTAAATGATTTAATTGATCAAATTATGCCTTATAGTAGATTTGCGTGGGGCAATGGATCAAATGTATTTCCTGTACAATTAGGTTCATTTTCATTTGAAATTATAAATACTATAGGAGAAGATCGTTTAGTTAGAGCTACAGTACCATTAACAGTGCAAGCAGCATTACTTTCTTCACAAGAAGCACGAGTAAATACATTACGTAAACAATTTTCTGTTAAAAAAGTTACATTTGAAAATGTAGTTTCATATGATGATATATTTAATTCCACATCTGTACCAAATTCTATAGTTCAAAGTGGCGGGTCAATACAATTTGATGATAATATTTATTTAAAAATAACGCCAGAAATTATGAATTATTTAACAAATATTACAGAACAACAAGCTACATATGCATCAGCTACTACAGTAACTATTGCAGCCGCGGCAGCAACTAATCCAATAACATCTGGCACTGCAACTAAAAATGAATTCGATGTATATATAAACGGCCAATATGCTGACAAAATTACATATACATGGACGCCTACTACATCTGCTACGCAAACAATTGTATTTAATACTGCAGAATTAGGTTTTAATATTTTATCAACAGATGTAATAATTGTGAAAGGTAGGTGGGCATAATGTCTAGACAATTTAGACCAGGACAATTACAAACCGGTTCATTATTTAATATATCTTCTAGCTATGCTGTAACTGCATCATATGCACTTAATAGCGTTGGCGGTACCGGATTCCCATTCTCAGGAAGTGCTGTAATTACCGGTTCATTAGAAATCAAAAGTGATATTAATAGTATCTTTATAATTAAAAATTTTAATAATCAGCCTATATTAACAGTATCACAAAGTGGTGTTGTTGTTTTAGCAACACAAAGTATAGAATTAACAAATCCAGCGCCAGTAGGTGCAATCTATTTTACTTCATCTTCATTTTTTGTTGGATTAGAATAAAAAAAAAATTAACATATATTTATATTAAAAAATAAGGAATTTTATAATGGCAACTTGGAAAAAAGTAGTAGTATCCGGTAGTAACGTATCGCAATTAGTCAATGACGCTGGTTATTTAACATCAGTAACCGCACAGGCAGCATTTGCAACTGCATCATATGATGGTACGTTATTATTAGCAAATGGCGCTAATGGTAATTTAACATTTGCATCATCATCGGGTCAAGGTTTAAATATATCAGCAAACTCAGGTACAGACACATTAACATTTGGTTTAAGTGCTATTCCAAATACAAGTTTAGCTAACTCTGCAGTAACAGTAACTGCAGGCAACGGTTTAACTGATGGCGGATCTGTATCATTAGGTGGTTCGACAACATTAAATGTTGGAGCTGGCACGCATATTACCGTTAATGCTAATGACATTGCAGTTAACACTACAACATTAATACCAGCAATATCAGGTTCAATTTTAACTACAGTATCAGGTGATATCGCAATCACTGCACAAGGTGTTGCAACAATACAAGCTAACTCAGTAGCATTAGGTACTGACACGACAGGTAACTATGCAGCTGCAGTGAGTGCAGGAAGCGGCATCTTTGTTGGCGGTACGGCTGGCGAAGGTACGACCTTTACGGTATCTGCAGATTCTGCATCATTGGCGACATATTTTCGTCAAGATGCATATGCAAACGTAAGTGGTGATATTACAATTAACTCATCAGGCGTTGCAGCAATTGGAACGGGAGTAATTGTTAATGCTGATGTTAATGCATCTGCCGCAATTGCAGCCTCTAAAATAAATTTCACAGGAACATCATTTGTATCTGCATCGGTTTTATCTAGTCCAGGTCAGGGTCAAGCATTATTAACAACAAATGGCGTTGCTGGTTCAACTATTGATTTAGGTTTAGAGACAGGAGACTCACCTCAATTTGTTGCATTAACATTAACAGGCGATGCAGCAGTTAATGGTGGCGATATTACAACATCAGCTACTACATTTAACTTAGTTAATTCAAATGCAACTACAGTTAACTTTGCGGGCGCTGCAACAACATTAAATATTGGTAATGCATCTGGCACAGCAACAATTGCAGGTAATGCAATAGTTCAAGGTGACTTTACCGTTAATGGTACTACAACATATCTTAACGTACAAGATCTTTTTGTAGAAGATAAATTTATTATATTGGCATCTGGTTCAGCAACAGCTGGCGATGGTGGTATTATTATTGACCGCGGTTCTGATGCTGCTGGTAATATTGCATACGGATATGATTCAGTAACAGATCGTTGGGGATTTCAATCAGGTGTTACAGATACAACTAACACAATAGATCCAACATCTGCATCTGGCGTTAGCGGATCGTTTGTAGCATATGTATTTACAGAAAATGATCATGGTGCAACAAAACCAATTACCGGTGAGTTTGCAGTTCAAGGCGCACTATATACATCAAATGCTGGCGATATTTGGATTTATGCATAAAATTATATATAATAAGTTATGGGCCTCATTAAAAATATTATTTCAAAAAATAACGAAACTCAAGTTTCTAGTGTTAATCAATTAGATACACAGGAACTTGAGTTTCTACTAAATACACTCAAACAAACAATGATTATGGGAGAACATGTAGAAATGTTTTATAATCTAGTAATCAAGTTACAAAATCAATATGTTGATCAAACAAAATAACAAGTTATGGATTTATTTTCTATAGATTTAACGCCGCAAGAAATTAGTATTTGTAGGCAAGCATTAGACATTATTACTATTACAGGTAAAGATGCAAAAACTATTGCAGGTCTACAAATGAAATTGGAATCAGAAATTGCAAACATTGCTGCGCAAATAGATTCAAATCAATCTACTAAAAAATCTAGATAACATATTTATAATAAATTGAGATTACTGGCCGCAAGGAAGTAGGCGCACACACGGCATAAGTGTATGTATCTAACCGTAATCCACAAGGAAATATAA